TTATATAAAGTGGTCTGAATTAAAAGTAACTTTTGAAGATGGAGTTGCTAGAACTTATGACCCTACTATGACATACGAATCAGATTGGAAGTGGGCTAAGAATGAGAAGATACTAGATGCAAAGCATGAAGTTATAACTGATGATGAATTATGACTTTGTATGCTAGAATAGAAGAGGTAGCTGTAAGAGACTTTGAAATGCTAAGATTGATTTCTAAAGATAGTTTACATCACATAGTAGATAAAGTAGAAAAACGAATCATAGACATAGAGGGTTTAGATGCTAAAGAGGGTTTGATTTATCAGACTATGCTTGAAGAAGTTGCTCACTTAATAAGTAAAGGCTTATTATTACAACAACAATGACACAATACACATATAAAGTCTTACAAAGAAAAAAAGAATTAGAAGAAGAAGGACTTGATAAAGAGTGGAGTTTTATGGAAGCTAAGTATGACAAGGGTAAATTAGTCTCTATAACTACAGGATTTAAGAGTGGCAGAAGGATTACTGAATATACTGACAAGCGTAAGAAGGACAAGGAAGAGTGGCAGTAAGAGGTAAGACAATACAAACCATAGACCATGTGAAAAAGAGTTCATCACAGGGCATAGGAGGGCGTGGTAGACGTATTAAAATAGCAATGTCTACTATGAACAAAAACAAAAAGAGAACTTATAAAAAATATCGAGGGCAAGGAAAATGACTGATATATTAGGATTAGTATTGGTGTTCACCTTTACAGTTATATGTTTAATAGGTGCTGGTTTAATTATATACGATAAAGAAATTAAAGATGATTAAGAGATTTTTTTATTGGGTATCGGAATGTTGGAATCTTATTATGAATGTAAGAGTTAATCCATTGAAACATATTAACGAGCCATCTATCCAAGCATACTTCATGTTGGTATTATTTACAATGTGGTCAGTCTTCTTTGGATTTATAGCGACATATTATTTAGGTTGGTATGGATATGATACTGTTACAAGTATTGCAGTTCATTTAAGTATTTTAATACCTATCATATTTACTAATGCAGTTTTTAGGGATGCAGAAAGAGAGGGACATAAGTGGTTAAAGGATTTAAAAAATTCTAAAACTAGAAAAAAACTATTTACAAGAAATCCTAACATAGTAAAGTGGGATATTGACAAGGAGGCATAATGAAAAAAATAATCTTAGGATTAGTATTAACTGTAGCATGGACAATAATATCTTTGTATGGCTACTTTGATTTAACAAATAAAATAGATAATGTTAGCAGACAGATGTATAAAATAAAAGAATACCAAGATAGTGTTAAGATATATTTAAATACTTTGTCAGATAATTATGTATCTGTATCGGACTATGTAGATTTTAATGAAGAAAATTTAAATCAAGAAATAAATAATATAAATAATCAAATAATTGAAATAAGAAAAAATTTATATGAATTAGATAATTTAATTTTAAGTAATGATGATTTTATATTTGATGAATTAGAAAATATTAGAGAGGAAGTATTAGGGGTAAATGCAGGGTTAGGAGTGCTGACAGGCACACATGTTACAGGCTTACCGGAAGAGGAGGCAATATTAAATGATGAGCCTGTAATACCTGTCTTGCTTGAGGAAACACCAGAGCCAATTATTTATTCTTGTCCTAAGTTAGATAGGTCAGTAAACTTTGGAGACTACATAACTAATATTGATTTTAATAGAAGTGTTAGTGCTGTTGTAGGTTATGATATAGTTGTAGGTAGTATAGAAAACATACAAGTCATTGAAGGTAAGGCTAGTAGTAAATTATTAAGAGCCATAACTAAATATTTAAATGATGCTATTCCTACTACTGATATAACTGTAACAGATTGTTACATACCATTTAAGGTAGAAGTATGAAAGCAAACTTAAACATGCAGGAATACAAAGAGTTTACTTCTATGGTTGATAGGATTAAACAAGAAAAAAACATAAGTGTTGACCATACTGTTATGTATGAGATAGATGGGACATTTACAATAGAATTATTAGGCGATATTAATTTAGATAATTTAGATGATTTAGTATCTACTTTAGATAATTAATGTTACAATTAAATAAAGAGCAACCAACAAGCCCTCTATCTCCATGTTGATGTAGGTTTGGTTTGACCACAACTCTGAGAGTAGTTGGCTCACAACTCTCACTTAACAACTTAATATCATAGGAGGTTAATATGATAGTAGAAGGAACTGGATATTGGGCTAGTATTAAGACACCCAATACCACTTTTGAACCTGTTTATACTATTAATTTAGTAGTAGAACAAAGTGTTGCTGATGACTTTGCAGGTCGAGGACACACTATAAAAAAAATGGATGAAGGTCCGGCTTTAGTAATCAAGAGAAAAGTCAATGGTCCTAATGGTATGGTTAGGAATGCACCTAGATTACTTGATGTAAACAAGCAAGACATAAATGTTGCAGTAGGTAATGGCTCTAAAGTAAGAGTGCAATGTAGTGAATATGACTGGGAATATGCCGGTAAATCTGGTAAAAGTCTTGACCTACAAGGTGTTCAAGTGATAGAGTTAGTAGAATACAAAGCAGAGGATGGCTCTGAATTTTTTAATGACAACGAGGAATTTTAAATGATAATAACAATAACTAAAGATGATGGAACAACTACTACTTGGGATACTAATAATATTACTGATGATAATATCCAAATGGAAGCAAATGTAATTATAAATAAAGTATCAACACTAAGTGTAGTATCTGAAGCATTACAGTTTAGTAGTGCTACACATAGAAATAATTTAACCTTACTGTTACAAAACAGAGATGAAGCTGTAGTAGAGACACCTGCAAGTAAACCGGTGGAGACACCTACAGAAGATGGTGGTCCTACAGAAGAAGTTGCTCCTGATGAGGGAATGACCGAGGATAAATCTTCCACAGAAGAGGATTCCTAACCTCATAAAACGAGGTTTGCTAGAACCTTAAAATAAACTAGCGAGTGGCTAGGAGTGCGACTTTGTAAAATCCTTACCCTCTATTAAATTAGAGTAGACAAGAGATAAGGTTAAGTATGAAACACAAATGAGAACTAAACCACCATGTGACTAGCCACAATTTTTTACAGGAGATAGAATGAATACAAAATTTGTTAAACACAAATTACCTTGCCCTAAATGTGATAGTAGTGATGCAGTTTCCCTTAATGAAAATGGTTCAGCAAAATGTTTTAGCTGTAATACATTTTTTCCAGACTATAATAATCCACAATACATGAGTACAAATTATAATACTATTGTACCCATGAAGCCACCAGAAACATCTTTCTTAAATTCTTATACCGGTATCTATGCACCTTTAACAGATAGAAATATAACTGAAGATACAGCTAGAAAGTTTGGAGTTAAAGTAATTAAAGACCACAATGGTCAAATTAAACAACACATATATCCTTTTCACAATGGTAGTGAAATAGTTGCTACTAAAACTAGGTTTGTAGATAATAAAAACTTTTCATGTAATGGAACATTTCAAGGGACAGGATTGTTTGGAGAACAACTTTACAGAAATAAAGGTGGTAAATATCTTACAATAACTGAGGGAGAGTGTGATGCAATGGCAGTCTATGAACTAATGCAAGGTAAGTCTAGTGTTGTATCTGTTAAACGAGGAGCTTCATCGGCAGTCAAAGATATAAGAGAAAGTATAGAGTTTGTAGAAAGCTTTGATAATGTTGTTCTTTGTTTTGATAATGACAAAGCAGGTATAGAAGCATCAAGACAAGTAGCAAGAATACTTAAACCTAGTAAAGCTAAAATAATTAATTTACCTAATGGATATAAAGATGCTAATGAAATGTTAGCAAAGAAAAAATTTAAAGAGTTTTCTACAGCATGGTGGGAAGCAAAAACTTATACACCTTCCGGTATTTTAGATTTGTCTACTAAAAAAGATGATTGGTTAAATAGAGAAGTAAAACAAAGTATTGCTTATCCTTGGGAGGGGTTGAATAAAAAGTTATATGGTATGCGTAAGGGAGAACTTGTTACTCTTACAGGTGGGACTGGACTTGGTAAGTCTAGTGTAACTAGAGAACTTGAACATCATCTTATTAAAAATACCAAAGATAATGTAGGTATCATAGCACTAGAAGAAAACTGGTTACGAACTGCAGATGGTATTGTTTCCATTGAAGCTAACGACAGAATATATTTAACAGAAAAAAGAGAAAACTATACAACGGATGAGCTTAAAGAATTATTTGACAAAGCTATTCAAAAAGGTAGAGTGTTCATACATGCTCACTTAGGAGCTACAGATATAGATGAAATATTTTCTAAGCTAAGATATATTATTGTTGGATGTGAATGTGATTGGGTTGTTGTTGACCACTTACATATGCTTGTAAATGTTCTTACAGAAGGAGATGAAAGAAGAGGTATTGATATGCTTATGAACAGATTAAGAAGTTTAGTAGAAGAAACAGGTGTAGGTATGATTTTAGTATCACACTTGCGTAGAGCACAGGGAGACAGAGGACATGAAAAAGGTATACAAGTGTCCCTTTCTCATCTTAAAGGTTCACAAGGAATAGCACAGTTGTCCGATTGTGTTATTGCATTAGAAAGAAATCAACAAGCAGATAATCCGGAAGAAGCTAACATAACAAAAGTTAGAGTATTAAAATCACGATATACTGGAGACACGGGCATGGCATGTAGTTTAAAATATAATATTGATACGGGTAGATTACACGAAGTATCGGAGGAAGAGACATTTCATGCAGAAGATTTCTGAGATAATATTTGATATAGAAACAGATGACTTAGATGCATCAAGAGTATGGTGCATTGTTGCCAAAGAGGTAGATGGAGATGTTCATAAGTTTAGTCCAAACGAAATAGAAGATGGTCTTTCTTTTTTATTACAAGCCGATGCTTTGATAGGTCATAACATAATTGGTTTTGATTTACCTGTCTTAAAAAAATTACATAACTTTAATTATACCGGTAAGATTATAGATACTCTTGTCATGTCAAGATTGTATAATCCAATAAGAGAAAACGGACACAGTCTTAAAACTTGGGGATATAAATTATCCTGTCCTAAACAAGAGCAACCAGAGTTTGAAAACTACTCACCACAAATGCTAG